CAACAATCAACAATACCAAAAAAAAGACAAAAGTCCAGTAGTACATCAACGAGGCAAAGTAGAACATTATTTGACAATAATTCAGAGAGAGTTAACAGAGAAACAGAAAAAATTTATAGAACTAGCACTTGATAAGAAAGTAAAATTATTGCTAGTTTCTGGTCCAGCAGGTTCGACCAAAACATATTTGTCTGTGCTCGCGTCACTGATGCTTATAAATGAAAAAAAGGTCAGTGACATCCTTTATGTGCGCAGCATTGTAGAAAGCGCAGATGTCAAAATGGGAACATTGCCCGGCGAAGCCGATGACAAATTGAGCCCATACAAACGTCCACTTATTGATAAATTGGATGAACTTCTTCCAAAAGAAGACATTCAATATCTTATCAAAGACAATCGTATTGAAGGTCTTCCAATCGGATATCTTCGCGGATTGAATTGGAATGCCAAAGCAATTGTTGCCGACGAAATGCAAAACTGCACCAAAAAAGAACTGGTTACACTTATGACTAGAACAGGTGAATTTAGTAAAGTATTTGTATGTGGCGATCCTCAACAGTCTGATATTAATGGGCGAAGTGGATTTCAAAGTATATTCAACCTATTCAATGATGACGAAAGTAAAGAACACGGTATATATACATTCGAGTTCACAGAAGACGACATCTTACGCAGTGCATTGGTGAAGTTTATTGTTCAAAAGATAAAAAATCTTGGATAATATAATAAGTCTTATATAAATTATAAAATCGCATATATTTTCTGATGCAGCTTGATATTTATAATCAAGTCGTATAGTACATTATGTCAAACCAAAAAATCACAGAACTAAGACAGCTTTCATCGGTAGATGTTGCCGCAGGAGATTTGCTTCCTATCGTAGATGTCAGCGATATGACCATCAGTCCGACAGGAGAAACAAAGAAAATTACTACCCAAAATTTGACAAGTTGGATGGCAAGTAGTGGAATTTTGGATTTACAAACTCCATATCGCGCCACTCAAACGTCGAATGGTTTGTATTTCGATCCTTCTGTAGCTCCTAATGGAAATCAAAATTTGTATTGCTATACTCCATTTTCAACTTTGGGAAATGCTTTTAGTATCTATACCAGAGCGTTTGTTCCATCAACGAGAGTAGGCGTCGGAGGTCTGCATAGAATTTTATTTGGAGTTGGAGATACGTACTCATCCGTAGTACAGTCCGGAAATTCTGCATACATTGCCGTAGTGGATGACGATTTGATTGCATATGTCAATGACACCTATACAAACGTAACTCTGACCGTTTCAAATTTCTTCCTCAATAATAAAGACAGAGTTTTTGGTGCGTGTCTTACTAAAGACGGAGCAAATTTAAAATTTGTAGTCAACGGAGAATATGTGGCAAGTTCTAGCAGTGGTCCATCCAACCCAATAAACAATACGTATCTAGTGATGGGAAATGGCCACGCCACGGCGAACAACATGGAGTGTATAGTTTACGAAGCACAGGTATTTAGTTCTGCATTGACAACTACTGGGTCTGCGCAACTATTCTTTGGTGGAGCATACAACGCCCATCAAACTCTAATCGCTTCATATACATCAGATAATCTTTTTGCCGGTCCTAGCCAATGGCTGGATTCCAAAGGAAATAAGCATCTACTAATTCCTACTAGTGGAGCATCTGCGACAAATCCAAGTAAAAAATTTAATTTAAATTTTTATTGCACATCTTCTGGTTTTTTGGGAAATGGAACAGTAAGAAATGTCCTTCCAGAAAAGTATATAATTACATCGTGCGTGGTTGAAACAGACTTTAAGCCACTGATCGCGGTCGGTACCACATCGTCAATTTCTCCAGTTTCTGCCAGCGGAACTGGTTCTTGGTGGGATAATAGAGTTCCTTTTACCAGCGCTTCTTATGGAGTAAATCCTCTTGGAATTCTTGCTCTCGGTGCCGCACACAACGACCGCTCGTTGTATGTTGCATACAGTGGAAGTTTATTAACCGCACCTTGTACATTTAGTTTCGAAGGGTTTGTAAGAATATAAATTGTAAATTGTTATGTCTTTTGATAACATTCCACGACACGGAAATCCGAATGGAAAAGTGTTCGGAGTACAAGGGGATCTTACGTATTCCGACAATGGATTTTCTTATGTAAAGAGTGGGTCGCAGTCAAACACACTTAACGTTGATTGGGATGCCGTTATTCCTCCCGCCCCCACTCCTACTATAACAAGTACTCCGACTATAACACCAACTAGAACCCCGATAGTAACAAGAACGCCCACAGTCACTCCGTCGAGAACTCCAACAAATACTCCACCAGTAACACAGACGAACCTTGCAATATTTACTCCAACTCCAACACCTACTTTAACTCCTACTCCATCTATCACGCCAACAATAACTCCAACTGTGTCTGGCACCTCGGCTTCAACGCCACCATTACCACCAGGTACTTCTCCTACTCCAACACCGACAACAAGTATCACTCCGTCAATAACTCCGTCTATCACTGCCACCAGATCGAAATATACTTTGAATATATCTGTGAATGGAGGAGGTACATATGACGTAAATCCAAACGTTCCATATTATGGAGTCGGAGAGTCTGTAATTATACGAGGGCACCCGAATTCCAGTAACGATTTCTCGTCTGCTACAACAAATGTGGGGTCGGTAGTCGTTGAGCCGTACATACTTTCAGATGGAATTCACGGAAAAGTTACCCTCACTGTGGGTGCGGGTGACACGTCGGTAACATTGAACTTTATATCACAAAATAGACAATTATTTATAGTCAAAAATGGAAACGGGTCTGTTACTCCGTCGGTTGGGTCAAACATATACCCAATAGGTACAAGCGTTACGTTAGGAGCGATTCCAGATTCCGGTTGGGCTTTTTATAATTGGACAATGTCTCCTTATGCATTTTACAGTAACGCGAATCCGACAGTAACATTATCTCAAAATATAGTAGCAACGGCTACATTCTTGCAATTGAGAAAAGTTTATGCCAACGTTGATGGTGTTGGAAATTATAGCGTGACATATTTGGATCCGTTCAGAAGTCAATACACTTTGAGTGGTACGGTCGGCGAAGAATATTTTGGCGGACAATATGTGTTAGGCGTATGTGGAATTCTTGTATTTTCTGGCGGAGGATTATTGTCCGAACCTTGTTAATTTATTTATTATAACTTGTATATATACAAGAATATAGTAAACTAAATGGTTATATGAAATCTAATGAAAAAATATTTATTCAAATTGCAGCGTACCGCGATCCACAGCTTGTTCCTACAGTAAAAGATTGTATCGCAAACGCAAAATGGCCAGAAAATCTTGTATTTTGTATCGCTTGGCAACACGCCCCAGAAGAAAATATTGACGAAATTAAGAAATTAAAAAATGTCAAAATTATTGACATACCATATATGGAAAGTAAGGGTGCCTGTTGGGCGAGAAATAAAATTCAACAGGAATACGATGGTGAAAAATATACATTTCAATTAGATTCACACCATCGGTTTGTAAAAAACTGGGATGAACTCATTATAGGAATGTATAAACAACTCCAAAAAATGGGACACAAAAAACCATTACTCACAGGTTATATTTCTTCATTTGACCCGGATAATGATCCAGCGGCAAGAGTACAAACTCCTTGGCGAATGGATTTTGACAGATTTATACCAGAAGGAGCGGTATTCTTTTTACCGGCAAGTATAGATGACTGGAAAGAACGAGATTGCCCAGTTCCTGCACGATTTTATTCCGCACATTTCTGTTTTACTTCTGGCAAGTTTTGTGAAGAAGTTCCACACGATCCAGAATATTATTTTCACGGGGAAGAAATAAGCATTGCCGTTAGAGCATTTACTCACGGTTACGACTTGTTTCATCCACATCGAGTAGTTGCTTGGCACGAATACACTCGGAGAGGAAGAACTAAGCACTGGGATGATCACGGTAGTAGTAATAAATCCAAAATTTCAGATAAAAAAGATTGGGGAGAGAGAAATAGCGAGTGTCATCGCAGGAATCGTATACTTTTCTCTATGGATGGAGAAAAGCACGAAACAATAAAATGGGGAAAATATGGATTTGGAAAAGTAAGAACATTACGTGATTATGAAAAATATGCGGGTCTCCATTTTAAAAAACGAGCAGTTCAACAGGAGACTTTAGATAAAGTGTATCCTCCAAATAATAAAAAATATAAAAATGAAAAAGAATGGGAAGATTCTTTTTTGCAAATATTCAAACATTGTATAGATCTTCCAAATAGTAGTTTTACTTTAAATGATTACACATTTTGGTGTGTCGCATTTGAAAAAGAAGACGGTAGTCTAATTCATAGACAAGATGCCGACAAAAATGAAATAGAAAGATTGCTGGGAGAAGCGCGTGATCCCAACGGAGACAAGTATATAAAATTGTGGAGAAGTTTTAATAGCTCAGAAAAACCACATCACTGGGTTGTTTGGCCATACAGTCAATCGAAGGGTTGGGGAGACCGGATTACAGGAAATTTGTGATCTTCGCATAAATGATATGAGTTTCAAGTTGAACAAAAATATAATCACTCTGACTACACCTGTGTATGGATATCCAGATTGGTATAAGCCTCTATTCTATAATAATGCATTAAAATATTTTGAAGAAGATTCTATTCACGTTGTTCGAAATGATGGAAAATTTGACGGCGCGTGGAATGAAAAAATGTTCTATTATAAGTTTACAAAGATGTTCGAGCATATTAGAAATAATGTTCATTCTGAATTTTGTATTTGTATAGATGCAACTGACACAAATTTCTATTCTAGTCCAGAAAACATAATTGATAAATTCTTGAGTAAAAAATGTTCAATGCTATTTTGTGCAGAAAAAGGACTTTGGCCACCTACCAGTTATGGACATTTGTACGAAAATAAAAACGTGCAGAGTGAGTATAAGTATCTTAATGCAGGTGGATGGATTGGGTATACAAAAGAAGTTATCAGACACGTCGAGAATATAGAAAAAATGGTTACGACGGATATGCTCGATGATCAAGGTCGTTGGACTACGGAATATTTATTAACAGAAGATATCAAAATAGACAGCGAGTGCGAAATATTTTTTAGTTCTTATTTATCAAAAAAAGTTACAAAAATTGAAAACGGAAAACCTGCTATTATTGGATATAACCCGATAATTGTACACGACAACGGACCATATGGAGAAGATACATTGAAAATTGCAGAATTATTATGAAAACTATTAGAATATCTAGGCAAGGGTTTCCTTCTCACGGGATGCATTCTTGGATGAGATTTATAATATGGATATTGAGTAAAAAATATAATGTTATAATCGACGATAAAAATCCCGATATTGTTGTGTGGACAAATTTTTATCAAAATCCAAATGAATATGACACTTTTCTAAAATGTGTACCAAAAATACACGAACGCGAAAACCCAAATATAAAATTTTTATTCTTAAGCGGAGAAATAGCGGATTTTTATAGTGTTGTTAACAGCGCACCAAATCAATGGTCTATGGGATATCAATCTTTTGGACATCCCAACTATTTCAGAATGCCTTCATATGTTATGGATATATGGACTATGTTTGACGAGGCAAGAATAACAGATTCTCCGTTCGATTGGTTAACAAAATCTCCACCCAAATACGATGCGGTTAAAAACCAATTTACAGGGTTTTGTTCGGTTGTACAAGCATCCACCAACGACTTTAGAGAGAAGCTGTTTAATGTTCTTTCTACTTATAAGCCGATTAGTTCGACCGGACCGTGGAGACCAACTGTGCCTGGATTAGACAAGCACATATGGATGAAACCAGAGTACATAGGAAGAAACGACGGTCTTACATATCGACAAAAAATAGAGTTTTTTAAAACATGTAAATTTAATATAAGTGTACAATATTTAAACACTGAATACGTCGTTCAAGAAAAATTAATACACGCGATTGCGGCTAATAGTATACCGCTATTTTATGGAAATTCTCGCATAGAAGAAGAGGGATTCAACCCAGAAAGATTTATTAATCTACATAAATATTCCGATTTAAACGAGTGTTTGCAACTCATCAAAGAAATCGATACAAGCGAGGCTCTGCACAGAAAGTATTTAGAGTCTCCTATATTTGTCGATAACCGTCTACCGGAATATTTTGATATGGACAGAGTAATGACATTTTTTGAAAGTATGGTGGAAAAATGAAATATGCATTTACTACACTCGCGGTAGGAGACAAATATTTGTCATCAGCCATTCGATTTGCTGATCGGTTGAATAGTAAATGCAAATCACACCAGATGATAATAGCCACCGATTTGGAAACCACGCCAATTCCAAATGTTAAATTTTATAAAATTCCCTCAGAAAGAAAATTTTTCACTGGTCAGTTTTTTAACTACAATTTGAAATATTTTCCAATAAAATCTTCGTCCGAATTTGATGTTATAATATATGTTGATTCTGATTGGGAGATATACGATGGGTTTGACGAAGAAAAATTGCTAAACTTTCTCGAAACTTTTATGAAATCGGACCTAGATTTTCTATTCGAGAGACCACATAAAATCGGTCCTTCTAAAAATGACAATAATTGTTTTTGGAAAAATAAGATACATCCATACAATTTACTAAATACATCTCAATACGACGATTGCGATGTATGCAATGAACAATTTTTGCTATTTAAAGGTGGAAAAAAATTAATAAAATTTTGTGATTATTGGGAAAAAAGATGTGCATATCTGGAAAGTATAGATGGGTGGGCGTTTGCGGAGGGGGTAGAAATAGGGATGTCCGCAAAGGATGCAGGAATGATTTCAGAATATTCTCTGTTTAGAGAATTGCCTCAATTTTTTAAATTTACAAGTGTGTCAGGTATAGAATATACTAGATTTTAATATTTTATGAACATAGAAGAAAATATAACAAGAAAAAGCGATCTAAACAATAACGAAAGTCTATCTTCTTTCATGAATCACTGCGCTCAACAATCCCATTTTGCGTATCAAGTTTTTTATGATTTTTTGGCAGAAGTAAAACCTAGCAGAATATTAGAAATTGGAACGGCACTGGGAGGATTTACTCAGTTTTTGAATATTTGCAAAAAAGACTTAAATTTAAATACATACATTTTATCTTATGATATTCATAGTCGTAGTTGGTATGAAGAAATGATAAACAATGGCATAGATGTTAGAGTAGAAGATATATTCTATGAAAATTTTTCTGGTTGCAAACAAGAAGTGATTGATTTTATAACAAAAGACGGTACAACTGTGGTACTGTGTGATGGTGGTTATAAAATAGGAGAATTCAATTTGCTATCAAAATACATCAAGCGTGGAGATTATATATTGGCCCACGACTATTCTACAAATAAAGAAGCTTTCGACGAAAGCGTAAATGGAAAAATTTGGAATTGGATGGAAATCCAAGAATCGGACATAGCGGAGGCGTGCAAGATTAATAATTTAGAAGATTACAGAAAACGAGAATTTAATGGAGCAGCTTGGGTTTGCAAAAAGAAAATAACATGAATACAACATTAGTAACTGGTTTATTTGATTTAAAACGCGGAGATATGGACACGGGATTCAAGCGTCCGTTTGAACAATATCTAGAGCATTTTTCTAAACTATTGAAATCCTGCAAGGACATTCCTATGCTTGTTTATATCGACAAGCAGTACGAGGAGTTTGTATTGACCGCACGAGAAGGATCTGTAGGAACAGATATTAGATTTAAAACATCTGAAGATTTCAAAACGTGGTTTCCTTTTTACGACAAAGTAAATTCCATACGCAAAGATCCTAATTGGTACAACCAAGCTGGATGGTTGTCGGAATCAACGCAAGCTAGGCTCGATTTATATAATCCTCTAGTAATGAGTAAAGTATTCATGTTAAATGATGCATCTATTTTTAATCCATTTGAAACAGACAATTTTTGTTGGATTGATGCTGGAATAACGCAGACCGTTCATCCCGGTTATTTCAGCCACGACAAAGTTATTCAAAAGTTGGAACCTTTGTTGAATAAATTTTTATATATCTGCTATCCTTATGAAACGACTTCCGAAATACACGGATTCAAGATAGACGCTATGAACAGGTATGCAAACGCAACTGTAAATCGTGTAGCAAGAGGCGGGTTCTTTGGTGGAAGTAAAAAATTAATATCTCAGATAAACGGAATATACTATAATCTTCTAAATGACACTTTGGCGAGCGGATATATGGGAACAGAGGAAAGTATTTTCTCGCTGATTACATACCTTCATCCGGAAATTGTGAACGTGGAAATGATAAATGGCGATGGGTTAATTTCTACATTTTTTGAGCGAGTCAAGGCTATGCCTATACAGAAAAAAGAAATAAGTATATCAAAATCTAATATACCGGATGATATAGAATATTTTCAAAGCGAGGAAGAAGTTGCTCTAAACAAATCAGGAAAAGGGGTTAATCTTTATATAACGTGTTTTAATATACCGGACCAATTGATGCTTCTTATTCAAAGCATCGATAAATATAATCCGGAACTTTTAAGAAACACGAACAAATATCTAATAGATAACAGCATCGACGAAAGTGTGATGCCAAAGTTTGATGAAATTGCCAAAAAATATGGATTCGAATTAATACGTAAAGGAAATCTTGGAGTGTGCGGTGCGCGACAGTGGGCAGCAAACCATTTTCATGAAAGCAACGCCAGGTATATTGTCTGGTTTGAAGACGATATGCTAATGCAAGATAAAAACATCTTATGTAAGAATGGATTAAATATGCATTGCGACAATTGGTTAGAAAAATGCATTAAGATTGTCGAGCAAGAAAATCTAGACTTTGTTAAAATATCATTCAGCGAGTTCTTTGGAGATCATCACAAGCAATGGGCGTGGCATAATGTTCCCCAAAGTGTAAGAAGTAGATATTTTCCGGACGGAAAATCTCGTATGCGTTGGAAGGAATCTGGGTGTATTGATGGGTTAAGCTATCTAATTGGGGATGTATATTACAGCAATTGGCCAAGCGTTATGACTAAAGCTGGAAATTACAAAATATTTCTTGAAACGGTATATGCTTCTCCATTCGAACAAACTATTATGAGTCACGCTTTTCAAATTCAAAAGAAAGGTAGACTGCGGTCTGCGGTTCTTATGGCAAGTTTGGTAAATCATAATCGTGTATTTCATTATTCTAAAGAAGTCAGAAAAGAATGTTGATTTATTATAAGTTGACGAGTTGATGTATGTTTGATACGCTCGTTGTATTATGAGTGATAAAACATTTAGACACGGCTCAGATTTAACTGAAAGCCAGATCCAAGAGAATTATGAATATTTTCTTGATTTCTTGAAAGAGAAGTTTAGCGGGGAACGATTGGAGAAACTATTGGTTATGTATTCCGAAGAAAACCTCGGATTGCAACTAGCCACTGCACCTGCTTCCGGAAAAAAGCATTTTCATAATGCTCATACAGGTGGTTATCTACAGCACGTATTGGACGTTGAAAAAACTAGCAGAGGCGTGCAGAAGCTATACGAAACAATCGGTGGAGAGATCGATTATACGGAAGAAGAACGTATTATGGCGGCTATTCACCACGACCTTGGAAAGTTGGGAGACGAAACGGGTCCATATTATATTCCAAACACAGATGAATGGTCCATGAATAAACAAGGACTGCTGTTTAAGCATAATAGCAAGAATCAATTCTGGAAAGTTACAGATAGAGCATTATATACTCTACAACGTTTTGGTATTGTTCTTACTTGGAAAGAAACTCTCGCCATTAAACTGTCAGATGGAATGTATGACGAAGCTTCTGCGTCATATCTCAAGACATATGATCCGGAAAAGGGTCTAAGAAACAATCTTGCTCGTCTTATTCACGTTGCCGATTATTTGGCGTGTAACGCTGAACACGACGTTGCGAAGCGAGAAAGTTGAGACGGACCGTCTCAAGCGTGTGACAAAACGGGGCACCTTTTTGGTGCCCTTTTTTGTGTCTATAGAGGAGAGAGGTGTGACAAAATCACTGGCACGAAACGTGATATAGTGTACCTGTCGGTGTCCATAATGGAGCCGACATAAACAAAGGATACAAACATATGAGTACATTAAGCAGATATACACGGGATGAGTTTCTCACCCCATTTGATCGTCTATTCGACGATGTCTTCAACGGATTCGGCGTTACACCATTCGCTGGGTCATATAACAAGGTCAGCTATCCAAAGGTTGATGTTGTTGAATATAGCGACAAGTATGAACTGGAGGCAGACCTTGCTGGATTGAGTAAGGAAGACGTTTCCGTTGAATTGGAGGGCGATACTCTTGTTATCAAGGGTGGTAAGAAGCAATCCCCAGAATCGGTAAATGAAGGTAAAGGACGCTATATCTACAAAGAAATCAAGCGTTCCAGCTTTGTTCGTTCATTTAGCGTGGGCGAAGGTATTGATAAGACCAAGATCAGAGCCGATTTCCAAAATGGTACATTAAAGGTCACACTTCCTCGCGTTAAAATCGAAGAAGCAAAGCCCCAAAAAGTTAAGTTGCTATAAAGTATTGACACTCCATATTATTTGTATATAGTTTGGAGGTTAAAAGGTTATATGCGTCAGCCATTATGCTGACTGGTGGAGGGTGGTTTCCAATCACCCCTAACAACCCCGCAGAAATGCGGGGTTGTTTTTTATAATTCATATATATTTATAGTAATATGATAAAGCTCAAGGACATACTGGAAAGTATTTTGGATGAAACCGATTTGCTCGGAAAAGCCACCGGTGGGATGGCTTGGGACAAATATGTAAAAAATATATATGATCCAGAAAAAAAATATAAAGTTGAAAAGGATGCAAACTTGTTTGGGCAAGATTATAACCCAATTGCGACCGTGACCAGTCGGCAAGAATTGACTATATTAGACCCGGATTATGTGAATATAACTTCATCTGGAATAGATAAAAAAGGAACGATAAAAAATGGTAAATACGCCAAAGTTAAAATGATAGATTCGGGATTGGAGGGACTTTTAAATTTAAATTCTATAAGAAAACCCACGGACGATCAAGTGTCAAAAGACACTATCGATTTAGTTAAGGCAGTAATTCCGGGTGGTACAAATTCTCAAGAATTTAGACCGGATAAATTGGGATTGGTCGGAGAAAGTTTTACCAGCAAAGAACAATTGGCATATTTTGTATTTAATAATATAAAAACAATATATCCGGAACAAGAATATAATGAAATAAAAAAATATCTGCACAAATGTATGGAATCAGTGACGGGTATAAAGATGGACGTGCCATTAGAAGAACCTATACAGGAATACAAACAGAACTATTCTGTACAAGGAAATTTTGCTATTAATTCCAGAGATATTTCAATATTGAGTAAAAATTTTGGAGAAGTTTTGGCGGCATTACATAGCCTATCTACCAGTAAGCAAGCGAAAAGAATATCATTTTCTCCAGAATTAAATTCTCCGTTTTGGGATTATAAATTAGAAACTGTTCCAGAAAAGTTTTTTAGTGTAAAATCGGGAACAGGTAGTTCTACCGCGATGGCAAATTTAAATTTCATTTTGGATAAGTTTATCACAACAAGTGATGATATCAAAAACCCATTAATACAAAACAATCTTGACGAATATAAAATGATAAAATCTTTGATGAATAAGCAGGGAGTAAGAACAACCGTATCAAATATAGAAGAGTTTTACAATACCCGCTTGCAAAATAAAAAAACACAAATAATAGAACTATTAAATAGGATGACGGCCCCCAACAACGGACCAGCGATAAATTCACTTTCTCAAAATGATTTAGATAAATGGTTTAATTTTGTAGTAAATAACTTGGATAAAAATACATTTATTGCGGGATTAAATTCTGTGTATAATATTTTGGACGGGTCTAAAACTTCATCCGACGTATTGTCCGACATGTATAGCACAAAATCATCAAAATTTAATGGGTATATTTATTATCCGATGGGGTCATATATAGTAAAACTGTTGAATAAAAGTAAAAAAGCTGTGGATTTGTTGAATGGTATATTAAACTATGGATCTTTTGCATATCAAGTTACTGTGGATATGGATCCAAAAAATAATCAACTAAAAATTCAAGTTGAAAATTTTAAAAATATGAATTTTAGATTTTCTTGGAACGGACTATCGAACGATCCGTCAAATAGACCAATAGGATTCATATCCACCAAGAAAAAAGCTTGACATTTTATATAATGACCATATAGTAGTGTCTATATGAATCACGGATACCATCATATGGACGGACTGGAAATGCTCAAGCAGATCGATAGCAAGTCTGTTGATCTTGTACTGACCGATCCTCCTTATATTATCTCCAAGAAGACTGGTATGGATGCATTGTTTAATGCGAATGACGCCGAAAAAGCCAAGGCAAAGTATGGCAGCAAGTACGCCATCCAAACAAATTACGGCGATTGGGACAATAATTTTACATTGGAAAATCTTGAAGAATTCATCAAAGAGTTCAGCCGCATCTTGAAGAATGGTGGTTCTTGCATCATCTTCTTTGATCTTTGGAAGATTGAG